CATCTCAGCCTTCTCGATGTGAGTAGGGTCAGTGGTATAGCCATCAAGCGTATACGTGATGTCGGTATCTGTACGCTTCACGGTCACCGCCGGGAAAACGGTTCGGTTTTTTACAACCGTAGGTTTAGCACCAGGCTGTGGAATGTGAACAATCTTACCACCGACAACATATTGATCATCGTTGAAGGCGAACTTCAGGAAGGAGTTGTCCTTCCAGAGGCGAGTCATAATGTATTTAACCCAGATTTCGGTTTGTACTGCCATCTTTTCTATTCTTTCGTTAAGTTTTTACAATTGGTTTTTTTCAGTCTTATCCTTTTTTTTATCCGGGTCGTGTTATGATCTATTTTGGATCGGTACCAAACTCTTCTTTGAACTTTTGCTTGTACAGATCAGGAGCGCCTTTTCTCAACACTTCTGTTTCACCTGAAGCGAAAAGGTCGTCCCATGATTTCGCCATCAGTGCAGCGAACTTGTCGTTACCACCTTTTCCTTTGTCGATTGAATCGGCAATTGATTTGTGCACAGGCATTGCGTCAATCAAATTCTTTAAACCTGTTGCGTTTCCTTTGTAGGCAGTTGCAAGTTGATCAGCTACTTCCTTCGTCACTTTCCCAGCCGCTAAGGCAGCCTGTGTAAGGCCGGAGATTTCTTTTGTTTCAGCTTCAGCTTTGAGATTGGAAATCTCTGTGGTGAGCTCGTTGTTTTTGGTCTTGAGACCGTCCGCCTCGGCTGCCTTAGCTACCAGATTATTGAAGGCTACATTTACTGCGCTGTCTTCAGCGTCAGCCTTGAGATTCATGGCCGCGATCTGCGCGGCAGTAAAGAAGATTTGCTTCATACTATTTTTTTCAATTTTTGGTTTTGTGAAATCGGCGAGGTTGATGGGGTTTTCATCCTTATCGAAAAGAGCCAGGGCATTGAAGTTTCCTGGAATGTCAACAAGACTGCATTCACGGTTGAACCACTTAGTTACGGTAGGGCCTGTCTGATTCGGAAGCTTTAGGGCGGGGTCGTCAGAAAATTCGAGAACAACGAAGTGCCCCATTGATGCGGCGTTCAAAAAACCGTTTTCAATTTCATCAATGGTCTGTTGAGCACGTGAATTGCTCATGTTGATAACAGGCTTTCCAAAAACTTTGTCTCCGTCAACTGTGAGATCGTCCCATTTAACAAGAACTCCCGCGTCTCTGCCATGCATGTGAAAACCGATAGGGTTCTTTTGATACTCATCCTTCAGATAACCTTCGGTGAGTAATCTGAAACCGTAGCTGTTCACACTGCTGTCAGATAGTAGAAAGGGCTTATCGATCTTTTTGAACTTCTCCATTTTCGCGATTAAAACATTTTCGTTTTGCGTTTTCGTGGAGACAAAAATGAACTGTGAAGAGGCCCTTTTACAAACCGGCTTTTTATCATGCTGCACATACTCGGCATCATGCTTCTTCTATTCGGCATCATACATTTTCAATTTCTCATAAGGCCCATTTCATAGGCATTTTTGCATGATGGCAAACACGAAGACTTCTATTGCTGACAAGCAGTATCTCGCTAAGATTCTTTTTACACGAGAGCAGCTTGATCAAAAGGTTATTGCAAAGCGCGTTGGCGTGAGTGAAAAAACAATGAGTAAGTGGGTGAATGAAGGCAACTGGAAGATGTTGCGAAATCGCCTGTTGTTGTCAAAGGAGGAGTTGATAAACAAATACTATCAACATCTTGAAAACCTGAATAAGGCAATTGATGAAGCAAAGCTCGGCCACGGCGATTCCAAACAAGCCGACATCATGATCAAATACACCGCTGCAATTCGAAACCTCGAAACTGATTTGGGTATTGCGGATTTGGTTGAAAGCGGAATGCGCTTCATCAAGTTCCTGCAAAAAGTAGGTACAACAGAACAGGTAATTGAGGTCGCAGATCTTTGGAACTCATTCATTCAGGTAAGTATCAAAAAATGATAGAGCAGACCGACAAACAAGCGTTGTTAAAATGGGAGGACTTTCTTGAGAGCATCAGGAATAGTACGCCTGTTGATATCAACGAGAGCGAAGAAGAAAAAGCCAAACGGATTAAACGCCTTGAAGCTGATCCGGAGGAATGGTTTAAATACTACTTCCCGAAGTATTCATTTGCTGAACCTGCTGAATTCCACAAGCATAGTGCGAATCGTTTTATAAACACTCGGCGCATTGCTCAAAGTCGTAAATGGGCGCGTGGGTTATCGAAGTCGACCCGCAGAATGTTTGAAATCTTCTACTTGACTTTCGCAAAAAAGTTTAAGACAAACATGCTTATGATCAGTAAGTCGGAAGACAATGCAGTCAGACTTCTTAAACCATATAGGGCAAACCTTGAGGCTAATCAGCGCTTAATAAACGATTATGGAGTTCAGGAAAAACCGGGAAGTTGGTCCGAATACGAGTTCGTAACTCGTGGTGGCTGTGCGTTTAGGGCTGTTGGTGCTGACCAGAATCCCCGCGGCTCCAGATTGGAAGAATTACGTATAACTATCATTGTTTTTGACGATGTGGATGATGATGAAGTGTGTAGAAATCCCGAGCGTGTATTCCAGCGATTCAAATGGATTCAAAAGGCCGTACTTCCAACAGTAGATATAAGTTCGGATTACAGAATCGCGTTTGACAACAACCTTTTCGCGGAATACAGCTGTACAAGCCTGTTCAGTGAATATGCTACCGATGAAGAGACAGTAAACATTCGGGATGAGTACGGAAAAAGCACTTGGCCTCAGAAGAACAGCGAAGCTGATATCGATGATATGCTTCGTTTAATGTCATACGAGTCGGCCCAAGGCGAGTATTTCAACAATCCGATCAGTGAGGGTAAGGCATTCAAAGAAATCACCTATGGCAAATGTCCGCCATTGAGTGAGCTTCCTTTTGTGATCATGTACGCCGATCCATCACCGTCTAACAAGGATAAACCGACTGCCAGGTCTAAGGCAACAAACAGTTGCAAAGCAGTTTCAATAATCGGCTTCAAAGATTTGACGTTCTACGTTTACAAGTGTTTTGTCGACGTTACCACGAACGCAAAGTTCATCGACTGGATGTATGCAGGGCGCGACTTTGTGAAAGAAAGAACGCAGCTATACTGCTACATCGAAAACAACACCTTGCAGGATCCCTTTTACCAGCAGGTTCTTTTGCCGTTGATTTTCGCGGAAGGCGAACGCCGAAACGACATCCTTCCTGTTACTCCGGACGATCGCGCAAAGCCAGACAAATACTTCCGTATCGAGGGAACGCTTGAACCATTAAACCGGATGGGTCTCCTGGTCTTCAATATCGATGAGAAGGATAATCCGCACATGAAGCGGATGGAAACGCAATTCAAATCAGTAAGCCCGAACAGCCGAACCATGGACGGACCTGACTCAGTGGAGGGCGGTGTACACATTGCCAAGAACAAAGTCGCCATTGCCACTGACAATGGATTACACTTCATGAAACGCAAGCCAAACGCCAAACGATTTTAACCATGCCATTTCTAACCAAAGCCGACCTTGAGTCGCACTTATATGCCGAAGTCATCAATTCCATCACAAGGGAAAATGACGATCTAGTTACCAGGGCAATTGCAAACGCTGTATCCGAGGCAAAAAGCTACCTCAGCAGATTTGACCTTACTATACTCTTTGGTGAGGAGGATCCGGGTTTTGATCGTGAACATCTTAAAAGCCTCATCGCCGATATCGCATGCTGGCACTTGGTGAAACTTTCCAACCCGAACGTAAACCTTGAATTGTTCCGAACAATGTATCAGGACGCTTTAAAGTTTCTCGACAAGATCATGAAGGGTCAGGCTGATCCGGATGGATGGCCTTACAAAACCGACAATCCTGATACGGATGTTGACGAAAGCTCAGGAGTACAGTGGAATTCTAATCGCAAACGCAAACAGCATTTTTAAAAATGGCCTCACGAAGAAAGACTAAGAAAGGTGCCGTAACCAAAACGGAAGAACCTAAAAACGCTCCATTGATCGTTCAGGAACTGAACATCATGAGTGCAGACCGTAGCCAAAAAGATATTGGTGATTTCAAAATGGCTTTACAATCGGCCGAGAGTATTCATTACCCTCAACGTGTAAGGCTATACGATTTGTACGACGATGTTTTGATTGACGGTCACCTTACCGGTATCATTGAAAAGCGTGCTGATTCCATCCTGAATAAAAAGCTTATCTACAAGGATTCAGGTGGAAAGAAAGTTGACTTGATGGACAAAACCATTAAGAGCAAAGTATTCCGCGCTGTGATCAAGAAGATCATGGAAACAAAGGCGTGGGGCCTATCCGGTCTGGAGTTCATTCCCGGACCGAAAATGAAGTTCAAGGAACTGCCGCGCAAGCACATTAAGCCGCACAAGAAAACTATTTCAATCGATCAGTATGGCGAGGAAGGAACCAGTTACGATGGCGTTTCAAACGTCTGGATTCTGGGTGACGAAAAGGATTTAGGATATCTTTTGAAGTGCTCGTTTTATGCAATCTGGAAGCGCGGCAACATGGCCGACTGGGCGCAATACATCGAGATATTCGGGCAACCGGTTCGTATCATCTACTACGATGTGTACGATCAGAAGACACGCACAGAACTGCGCAAGGTGCTTGATGAATCTGGAAGTAGCCTCACGATGATGATTCCGAAGCAGGCTCAGTTCGATATGAAGGACGGCAAGCAGAGCAATGGAACGGGTGAGCTGCAGGAAAAGTTCTATGGCGTCTGCAATGAAGAAATGTCGATCGTGGTATTGGGTAACACCGAAACTACGAAGAGCAGCTCCAGCAGTGGTTACGCGCAAAGCAAAGAACATGGAAAGCAACAAGTCGCAAAAACCGAAAGCGACATGTTCGATGTTATCGACGACCTGAACAGCGACGAATTCACGACTATCCTGAAAAGCTATGGTTTACCCGTTGTAGACGGCGGGTATTTTGAATACGAGATTGAAACCAACCTGGAGGAGTTAAAGACAAAGGTCGAGATCGATATCAAGGTTTCTTCAAAGGTTCCGATCGCTGACGACTATTGGTATGAAACCTATGGCATACCAAAGCCCGACAATTACGACGAGCTGAAAGCGCAGATGGAAGCCGACAAGGCAATGAGGAACGGGCTTGATGATGAGAACACACCGCCCAAACCCGGTAAGCCTCCGATCGCGAAAAAGCCTCCGGTTAAGAAGCCGGTAAAAAATCTCAATGCCCTGGTAAGGCTCCGAACATTGCTTGCTGATTTTTTCGACCCGGCCCCCTGATAAGGGGGCTGGAGATATCCGCGCTTAATGATCAGATCAACGAATTGTATAAGGGCTGTTGCGACCATGGCCATGGCATCGAAGAAATCAATCTTGCTGATGGTATCAATGCCATCTTGGATGAAATGATCCTCAACATTTACAACCTACAGGGTACTGATGGAAGTATCAATGAGGCTGTAACAAAACACATCTCCGACAAGTTATGGTCCGGAGTGGTGAAAGGATTTGGCGGTGATCTCGCGTCATTCGATTTCGATACGCCTGATTACAACATGCTGAAGGCCCTGAAAGAAAACGTATGGCAATTCAGTTCGGCCAAGAACTATTCGCAGATGCGCGAATTAAGCGATGCCCTGTTGGATGCAAATGGCAACCTGAAAAGCTTCGAAGAATTCAGAGACGCAGCGCGTTTGATCAACGACAAGTATTTAAAAACTTGGCTCAAAACGGAATATGACCTCGCTGTAAACGGTGCTCAAATGGCGTCTAAGTGGGTGAGGATTTCTGCCGATGCTGGAATACTTCCATTGCTTCAGTTTGATGCTGTTCTGGATAGTCAGACCACCGATCTTTGCAGAGGCTTGGACGGTACCATTCTTCCCATCGATCATCCGTTTTGGAATCGCTTCTATCCACCGAACCATTTTAACTGCAGGAGCACGGTCCGTCAGCTTCCGTCTGGAACCGTTACCCAGGAAGATAAGATTCCATCCAGCGAAATACCGCCGATGTTTCAAACGAACCTGGGCAAACGCGGACTGATATTCCCGGAAGATCACCCTTACTTCATCCGCTAAAATGGAACCCGCAGAAGGTATCAAATTACTGGAACAGAAGTTCAAATCGGTCCTTCCTCGGCTTCCGCTCCTGGCAGGTAACGAGGCGGTAAACTTTGCATTGGATAATTTCAAGCGTCAGGGCTTTTTAGGGCATGCATTTCAGCCGTGGGCAATACGTAAGGTCGGGTGGAAGAAAGATCGCCGTAAGGGCCGCAATCTGCTCATAGATACCGGAAGGTTAAGGAGGTCCATCCGTATTGTTTCTCTCACACAAACCTCCGTTACTGTAGGATCCGATGTGAAGTATGCCAAGGCACACAACGAAGGCCTGCGCATCGGATTAATACAAACCGTGAAGGGTTTCACCAGGAAGAACGGAAGCGAAGTGAAACCGCATACCAGGAGAATAGATCAGCGTATTCCACGCAGGCAGTTCCTCGGCGAAAGCCCATACCTGAACGCGAGAATAGTCAGGGTGTTTACGGCAGAATTTATGAAGTCACTTAAATAAACAACTTACTTATGGATAATTTCTTTGGAACGCTTTTTCTTGACCTCTCAACCTTTCTTAAAGCCGAGGTACCGGAACTCAGATGGATAGACCAGGACTTTGGTCAGCTTGAAGTTTTTGAGTATCGGCCAGATGTTGCTTTTCCCTGCGTATTGATCGACTTTCCACAGGCGCAATTCTCAAATCTTTCAGAGTTGTCACAACTCGGCGACATCCTGATCAGTGTGCGGCTCGGGTTCGCTCCATTCGCTCAAAGTCATCACGGGGCACCGCTCAACGTTCGTGAAAAAGCCCTGGAGTACTATACCCTCGAACAAAAGGTTTATGAAAAAGTACAGGGATGGCATAACGATCACTGTCAGCCATTGAACCGGACCAACAGTCAAACAGAGCAGCGGGTTTCCGCCAGTGGCTCTCAGGATGCTTCGGGGCTTCGCGTTAGGGTGCTTTTATTTACGACTTCGTTCGAAGATCATAGCGCTGCCATGAAGTACACGAAAGCACCTAAACCAGCGCTTGAAGTAGATGGGGAAATCACCACATAAGGTGATTCCACTTCTTTGAGAAATAACTTTTTGAAGGTTGCTGCGCTTTCAGTTTTGTCAGCATAGAAATGTTATCAGCAATCAGATCCGGGATTGTAACGGGTGAAAGGAAAAATTCGCGTGAGAGATCGTCCAGGATATCAAGGTAGCGTTTGTCTGTAAACTTGCCGTAGTAGTAATAACGATCGATCAGGCATTCATTGCGGCGGTTGTGGAGCTGAGCCGACCGCCCTTTTTTCCGCTCGATGTCAGCAGGCAGGGTTTGAAATACCTCGTCGAAAATCTTTACGGACCGCCGTTGTTGCATTAAAAAAGTTAGGCTATTTGGAGTTGTAACGACAAATTACGGAAAAAAGGCTGTTCGATAGTTAAAAAGATATGCACATAAAAAAACCCTCGTAAGATGCGAGGGCTTTTTGCGGACTCCTGACTGTAGATCGTTTGAAAATTGTACCGTTTCGTTTTTTAGTAAAGTTTGTTTTTTAATCCTTCACGTAGTCCATTATTCGGCCTGTGGATTGAACGCCTTTGAATAACTGTGCATCAGTTGGCGTTACAATTACCGTCACATGAGGATGATGATGTTCGCATAGCCATTTGATTAGCGGTCTTGTCACTTCCTCGAACGTTTGAGGGGCTGGTTGTTGAATATCAATTTTAAAAACAAGTTGATCTTCAGGATACAGCAACGCAGATTCATGCATAAGTACGATCGCCATCTCATAGCCATCCAGTATTTCGACTCCACGGTAAAAAAGCTTTCCTGTTTCCATTAATTTTTGGCTTTCTAAAAAGCCATTTGGACCACTCAGTAATTCCTCTGATAAATACGGTTTAATGAACTTAGGCACGTAAAAGAACCAACCATTTTCCCTGCGCATTTTAAACGAATAGGCACGTTCATAGAGGGTTTGAAGCATCTCTGCGATCTGTTTTCCACTTGGCAGTTCAATGAACTGCCTTGTACCTATTTTTGTCATGCTATTGAAAATTTATCTCTAAAATGTTGTTTGAAGAACTGAATCACTCCCGATTCCCTTCCCTTCTTCACGTCGAACAAAATTGCTTGTTCAGTTCCGTCAATGTCGACGATAATGATAAGCTTGTCGTGATCTTTTAACGTATTGCTGCCGACTCCGCTCAGCCCGCCGATCACGGCACCCAGCGGTCCCAACAGAAGGCCTCCAACGATGGCCCTTCCGATCACCGACTTATTCTCCGTTGCGATTACCGATCCACGTTCAAACGCAATGCTTTTGATCTGGTCGTTTTTGATTCCGGCGTGATGCATCTTGAAATTATGCATGATCGTCAATCCGAGACCTTCAGGATATACCTCAAAGTTGATAATCGGCTTCACCTTCAAAAAGTTTTGAGCGCCGATAAGGTCGTCCAGGTCCTCAATGCCTGCAACATACTCGCATACATCTACAACGCGTTTCGGTGTCCAGACACTAGGCTTTCCGATCTTGGTGGTTAATTCGTCCTTCTTAACAAGATTCATAGTAACAGGTTTTTTTATTGGTTTGAATATAATCTAAAATTTAATGACAGTTGAGCGGTGATTCTTCCCATTACTGGAAACTCACTGTAAAGCCCTTTGAACTCCGGGATAGCAAACTTCGTCCTGTAATGATGCCTCAGGCAACCCCGGCAAACAAACAGATGCATATCGCCATCCCGGAAGCCCTTCCAGACTCCATTTTCCTTCGTGCCTGGGTCTTTCTTGCAGTAGTGACAGTTCATGATGTTACTGCAGCTGCTTCATCCCTTCGTTAAAGAACTCCGTAGTAATTATTTCGCCCTTTGTTGCTTTAACAAAGTCAACCTCTGCTTTTGCACTTTCAACAATTACCTTGCCTAATTCAGCAATGGCCTTGCTCCGGTCGAGCTCATTTTTAATCTCTTCTGCTCCTTCAGCATCGCTCAGTTTTTCGAGTGCCGCAAACATGTGATTTCTCAAATCTTCAATCTTGTTTCTCATAGTGTTTAATTTTTCTTTTCAATTTTGATAGTGTTCTAATAGTCTTCTTCAATTCCGGAGGGAACCGTTGAATCGTGTTGTGCTGAAGCAATTGCTTTTTGCGGTCGATGAGATATAAATTTTCCAATACACAGTTCATTGTATTGCCATCACGAAATTGCACATTATACCCTTTCGGAATAGGTCCGTTGGCTTTCTCCCAAAGCACTCGATGAAGTTCCCGCCAAACGCCAAGTTTGATCCGCACGTACTGGTATGGTCTGCCTTTACTCTTGCGGATGCTTATTTCGCCGTCCTTTTGTTTTGCGTTATGAGGGATGCTTCCCTTTTTAAAACGTGTTGATTTTGTCCGTTCAATTGCTTCGACGCTCATGAATTCGTGTTGCTTTTTTCCCTTGTTAACCGGAGCAACACCTTTTCGGAATTGGGTAGCTGACCCAATACGCTCACCTTTTTGTATTCGGCCCGCCTCAGGCGTTTTAAGATAAGCTTCGCTTTTCCTTATCCCGAGTCTGTGAGCGATGTTATGGACTGAGGAAAGGTTTTTTCCTAATGCCTTAGCAATCATTTTTGAAGGTGAATTTGAAAAGTGTTTTTTTATATATGCAATTTCCTGTTCGGAGAACAAAACACGAATTGATACGCCAAGCCGGCGCGCTCGGCTCTTCACAGAACTTACACTCATACCGAGCTCTTTGGCTGTAAGCGCAGCGGGTTGTGTCGGATATATCTTAACCAATCGTTCCAACATCTCAGGTGTCCAAACTTTTTTTCTCATACCCCTTTCAAAAAGTCCTTATAAACCGCTTCAAATTGGCTCACCAGCTTTGGTAGTTCAGCATATAAATACTGATCCAGAGGCTTCTTTAAATAGCCGCGAGACTTGCACCAACTGTTTACATGGTCCATGTCCACAATGTGAACGCCAGAACCGCTGGGTTTTGTCCACCGCATTTCGTGGGCCATGCTCAGAATCTTGTTGCGCATTTTAAGCGCTCCTTTTTCCGTTGGTTCCAGGCTCTTTAAGTGACCAATGAGCGCAGCAGCTTCATCCTTCATCATCTCGCGGCTGCTGATAGTACGGCCATTGGTAAACGTTTCAACAATGCTATCCTTCTGATCTTTCAAGCCTTGCTTGTTAAGAAGGACGTGTATGGTTTGGAGTTGTGCTGATGTGATCATCGGTAACGAGGTAATTGTTTGTAGTCATGCTTCCACCAGTCGCGAATCCAGAACATATCTTTTTCAGTTCGCCGTTGGTTTATCCAGGAGAGAATAATATCATCCAATCGGTCCGTAAGCTTGTCACTATAGTTATTGACAAGGTAGACCTCGTTGCCTTCAACTTGCCTTACTTTAGTAACGTAAAAAGGCATGTGGCTATATCGGCTCATGATCGACGATACATGGCTCCCTGCGCGTTGCAGTATTGGATTACTGTAAGCGAGGCCGAGCTTCTGAAATCTTTGAAGGACTGTTGCCATACTATTCGGGACGACTATATTTTTTGATCTCCGCCTTACTGAACTTGGTATATGGAATGAAGGCTTTTTTGTTGGCAGTGAGCATCCACAATCCACTTCCCTTTGTTGAGTTGTATACCTCATCTTTTGTCATAAGGGTACGGTTGCGTTCAGCACGGGCGAGTTCTTTAGAGCCACAAGCGCATTCTTCTGGCCATTGGCCATGTGGGCTTTCAATAGCCGCGTTACATTTTATACAGCGATAGTACATGTTTTATTTTATTTAGGTCTGTGAGGACAAAACCAGCAGTGTTTCGCTCCTGGCTTTGTCAGGTTCTTGCCGCAGAGGCATTCAGTTGGTTTCGGTTTCCTTTCCACGACAATAAAATTTTGACTTATCCATGACGCTTCGTGTTAGAAACAACTTCCTCCACCTGATTTGCAAACACCGGATTAGCAACCCGCTCCGTTACTCTGCCAAGCCTTACGTTAGCTTCGTTAATAGAATATTTCAGGTCCTTCTCACGCTTCTCCAGGGCGAGGTACCGATTGCTTCGCTCACCTGCTTTTGTGTCAATTAAGGCCTGATCAATCAGTTCTTTTTCGATCAGCTCCAATTCGGCTTTCCATTTCTCAACGGCATCTTCCAGCTTCACAAGAAACCGTTCATCAGCAGTAATCTGGTCAGTCGCAAGGCGCGGTGTTATGATTGGATCATTTTGCGGCCTTGACAAATCCTCTTTGAATGAGTTGATAACAGAGACCATCTGATCAACATTGCTTTCAAGTTCCTTACTCATGATAAGCATCTTCCGGGCTTCGTCGAAAGCATCGCTGTTCTTACTCTTTTTAGCTTTGCCCATCAGTTCAAAATATCGCTTCTGAGCGATGCGCATTTTCTCTACCTCTGCGCTAAAGATTGTTAAGTTTAATCCTGGTGTGTTCATATTTGTTTTTTGTTAAAGTGGTCGTTCTATATCGTAGGGATTTGGAACCTTCAAATCGGTTGAAGAATGCTTTGTGATAACAATTTCAACCGTCAATACATCATTGCGATTCATTTCCTTTATTTCGCCTAAAATGTTACGGACGAAATGATCCTTTACCAATGTTGCGGAATCTGTTTCGGCAAATTCGCCCTGGTGATCGGTGATCAGGTAACCGTTGTAAAGGCATTTGATTTTTTTGATGTTTCTCATTACTGTTTTTTGTTAAAGTGATGATCCCGGTCCAAATCGCTGCGATCACTATAATCACTAGATCGTAGGGGTGATCTGGAAGTATTCTTATGATTTTTCTTATTATTCGTTTCATTTTACTTCCATTCATTTTTCCACATCAGCTTACGGAGGTAGGTATCCGGCTCGGCCTTTGTTCTCCAGGTGTTCAGGCTCAAAAACCGCTCATAGGTTATTAACCCGGCAAATGCGTTTACCTGTTCAGCCTCACTAAGTTTTTCCCAAAGCTTGATGCACCGGTCTTTATTGCGTTTCACATTGTAGCGGCTCCACCACTGGTCGAATGAAACCCGGTAGCCTTCCTGAATAATCGTAAGCCTGCTTGTGCCAAAAGCTTCAGCAAACTGATCGGTATAAAACACCGGCACTTGTTTTTTGAAGTAGGTTATCTGAACCTCATTGCAATCACAGTTCATAAAGTCAAGCATAAGCAGCTTGTTGTCCGGCCCGTACAACACATGTATCTCGCCGGTAAATTTTGGTGAGGTGATGATGTAGCGGTTCATTTCTTGAAATTGATCTTTGCAGTTTGTGAATCCACTACATCAAATAATAGAAGCAAGTCGTCAACGGGGAGAGTCCTTAAGTATGTCAGGTCTACTTTCGCTCCATTTACTTTTGTGATTTCGCACAGGAAATAAAATGCGAAGTTGTATAGATCATCTTTCGCGGCCCTGTTGGCAGAATACACATCCGTTCCAAGCGCTTTAAGCATTGTGACTTCATCACCATTCGAGAGCCGTTGCGTGATAAATATTTCTCTATGTATTTTCGGTGTCATAAACTTTTTACGGTTTCAGTAATTGTTCTAATTCATTCCTACGTGCAGCCAGTTCGTTAATTAATAGCCAATGAAGTTTACGCTCAATGGAGGGCGCAGGCATCGTATCGATATCCTTTAAAGCCTTTAATTCCTGTTGCTTTAAATATTCGATGCGCTCGGATATTCGTTCAATCATATCGCTTCCAGTTTAAGTAGTGGCGTTTCCTGTACGGGTGTTTCGTCATGGGTATTTTTGGGATTAAGTTTCTTCTCCTTGGGAGGCTCCACTCCAGCAATCACTTTTTTGTAGTTCTTACCCCAATACTTTTTCGCGCCCTCTTCCCAAATCACATAGGGCTTGTTGCCTCCATACCTGCTTATCACAGTTGTACATACATAACCCTCAATGCGGGTCTTGATGCCAGCATCATACATGATGTCTTCAGCCGTTTTTCCTTTTGGTAATTTGCCCGAAGCATGGCTTATGAAAATGAATGACTTTTTTGCAAACTTTTCCTTAAGCCTTTTGTACTGCTCGTAATTGATCTTCCAGTACTGAATGCTGTCGATCACGATGAAGCGCGGCGACTTCTTTTTTTCCAGCTTCTTCCACAACTCATCGTAGGTCATTTCATGGTCTGCAAATTCGATCTTGCCGCCATGCTCTTTTTCGTCAAGTTGCCGGAGTGCGGTCATTTGCGTGGTAGCTTCAAAGCCTTCTTCCAGCGCCACATAAAGCACCTTCCCATACGGCATAATTGCTTTCAGAAATTGCATGATGAAATTGCTCTTGCCATTTCCGCTCATGCCCCACACGATCATAATGAAGTTATCCACCAGCTTGCCGAAACTGTCGGTTATGGGTTCCGGCAGGTCTTTAAGAAATCGGTAATTCTTCTGTAATAGTTGTTTTAAGCCAAGTACCCGCGCCATTGTGTTCGTAAATCGTTGAAATAGTTAAAGTTAGTTGTGTCCCTTTCGGGCATTTTATTCGCTATAAAAGGGTAAAACCCCCCCACTTATTCTGCCCTTTCTGGTCAAAAAGCCCAGCTATAAACCGGCTCTATCAGGGGTCAAGCCGTGTCCATATTCCTGTTTTCTATGCCCTGATTCCTTCCTTTGTTTGGGGGCTCATGTGGCAGGTGCGGGATTCGAACCCGCCGATTGAAGTGTATAGTTTTACTGGTCACGTTCACCAGATGGAAACTTTCAACCATCCTCCAAACACCTTATTTCATCTGCCAAGTGCCGATTTATCGGCGTCAGTCTTTACATTGGATTCCCGGTCATGACTTCAAGCAAATCCAGGTTTATGCATGCATGGAGGACTTTACCACGTAGTATTTGAAAGGGTTCCAGTCCATGTTAGCATCCAATGCCACTCAGCCCCCGACAAGGGGATGGTCCTATGCATTTGCTTCCCTTTCGTTAAGATTCTTCTTCTTCGCCCTGTACTTTGATGTCGAACTTGTCTTTAAACTTCATATCCACACCAATGGCATCCAGCCCTTTGCGTTTGTCACCATCAACCAGAATCTTCTGCATGGGGCTCCGGTTAAAATCAAGCTTGACCAGCTTTGGAAAATTCTTGATCATTTTTTCCCATGAGAATTTTTTATCATCGATGATAACCTCTGATTCCTTTCCGAATTTCAAGTACCCTCCATCAAGCTCAAGCCGACCATTGTCATCGAATTGCGCCTCCTTGTACTTTTTCCCAAAGGCCTCAAGGGTTGACTTTGCTGCCTTCATACTTGCATCTATGGATGCCTTTTCTTTCTTCATGCTCACATAGGCATTAAAGGTTTGTTGAGCATTTTCTAAGTCTTTTTGAAATGCTGATTTGGTTTTCGTTTTTGTTGTTCTCATTTGTTATTTATTTATGGGGTTTAAAAGTTGCTTTTCTATCCTGGCTACTGCATGCCCAACGGCATCATTCACACTTATTAAATCTTCCAGTTGTTTCTGATACCTGATTACCTGCGAGTAATGCGTGTTCAACTCAATAGCAATGCACATAATAGTGTCGTTCAAGTGCTTTCGTGTTAGGTTCGCAAAAACCATTCGTGCGTCAACAAGATTGCGTTTCCGTACTTTGCTTCGTAGCCCGGCTTCGGTGATTCCAAACTCTTCGCATACCAACCGCTTTATATTTTCGCGGTTCGCATTAACCGGTTTTACCACTATCCATTCGTATCCTCTTTCCATGTGTACAGTTTTACTGCGAGTAGATTTTCTTCAATCTTTTTCAACATCTCCACATTCGCTTGCGAAAACCTTATTTCATGTTTCGGATTTTCAAGGAGAAGTTTCCTTGCTTCGCTGATGAAGTCAATCTGCTGCTGAAGCGTGAAGTCTCTGGCTGGCATTTCTACTGTCTCAGGCTTTTTAAAAGTCAATACACCACTATCCTCAGTCCTAAGTTGACCTGTTAACACTTTAAAGAAGTCGTTAGCATCCTTACCGGTAAGCTTAATGCGATTGTTATTAATGAACTTAGCCATTGCACACCTCCATTTCTTCAGCTTCACTCAGGTCATAGTTCCAGATGCCTTGTTGACCGCGAATTCCAAGTATTGGTTTTTTGAATTTCACAGCACCCGCACACATCCAGGCATATCGTCCTGGGCGATAATCACCAAAGGCTTTCTCTGTTGCCGAAATGACTTTCAACGCTTCCTCTACTGGCAGGCATTCTATGATATCGACCTTACCGATGATCGCACCGGTGACAAGCTTCGTAGGATCAGGAATAAACTTGTTGAATCGTTTGTCGGAGTGGCAAAGCTCCAGATCACCGAAGTCGAACTTCATCCCGGCATGAATCAGGAGAGTACCGCGATAGTTGATACGCATCGGGCGTGTCTCAAATTCTTTCGCTCCAGGGATTACAAGTAGCTCAGCCCAGGGCTGCATTACGGTGAGTACTTTAGCCATGGCTCACCTCCTTCTTCTTTTCTGATACAATCACAGCACCGATCATTTCGGTATAGCTTTCATTCAATACCACGCTATTGGGGTGAATCATCTCGGCCAGCTTCGCGCCATCGTGGTAATCACTATATAGAATGCGCCGTAATTCAAGCGGTGCATCCACCGTTTCCATCATGCGCAAAAAGTCCTGGTCGCGGTTGGCCCAATGGTTTTTCCACCAGCTCCAGTATATTTTGCATCCGCTAAGCAGGTTGGCATAGGCCGTATCCTGCTCCAGGTAGGTCGTCAGGTACAGCAAACCGTGCTCATATTGCATTTCAGCGTACTCCATTTCGGTCCATCCAAGGAATTTGACAATAGCGGCCTTCAGATCGATTGTTCTGGTTTTCCGGCACATTGTACCGGTCTTTATAGCATCTTTCATTTTAAGCGGGTTTAAGCGGCCTTTTGAGCGGAGTTTTTTTGCTTCTTCATCTTGAATTTGTGAACACCCCGTTCGAGGCGTCTTAAATCGCCCTCATACTCCTTATATATGTTGGTGATCATGAGCGGGTCGGGGCAACCGTTCTCCTTGCAGATATCTTCAACCTCTTCCTTGCTTGTGCCGCGAAGGCTTACGAACCTCCTGCCGATGCGGCTATAGATTTCGTTATAACCCTTTCTGTTCAGGCGTACACCACGTTGAATGCGCTTCGCCAAATAGTCAGTGCTGAGCAGCACGATGCCGCATTTGTTTTTCAGTTGATTGTAAAAGGTGATGAAGAAGTACAGCACCGTGTCGGGTAACTTGTCAACCTCATCCATTATGACAAGTGGCGACTCCTGGCGCATCAGGCGCTCTACTATAAAGTCCATCATCTCGGCCACGTTGTACCCGGTGTTCTGGTGTCCCATCTTCTCCAGGAGTTTCTGAAGGAATACCTTCCGGTTGAAATATTCAGCGCATTCGATGTGATACACATTCGGCGACTTCGAAGCGAAGTATTCCGCTGTAGCACTTTTGCCGGATCCTGATTTGGCTGTGATCGCGAATACATTACCAAACTCGCGGGCATCTTCGAAAAAGCTGATCAGGCATAAAGAGTCATAAGTTGGTACGAACTGCCAGAGGCCTTTGGTAGAAAAGCCTACCTGCTTACCAATATTTCGCCACATGTCGTCCGAAATATTTTCCCAAATCCCGTTGCGAACGTTGATCACCGTGGCTTCAGATACACTTTTTAAGGCCTCGACTGCTTTCTTTTGAGAAGGATACCGTTCAATGTGCTGTTTCAGCAGCGTTTGAATTTCCTTTTTGATTGAGTCTGTCATAACTTTGTTCAGATTTAAGTTTTACATTTTTATTACTTGGCTCTGTCGTTAGCGCGGCAGGGCCTTTTTTACATTTGGTCATACAAGTCTTCGGGATACTGTTGCGGGTTTACCGTTTGCTCCAACAACCGGTGCTCAGCGCTTTGTTTGATTTCCTTCACCATCACTCCGGATGTGAGAAGTGTTTCAGCATCAATAGCCGACTCAGCAAGAATCTGCTTACGCTTATCAACCTTCGCAGCGATATATTCAACATCACGTTTACGTTCCTGAAGAACTGCATTGAGGTAAGTGCGGCTGTTTACATCTCCATCTTCCAGCGCGCGTGGGTTAAGTCGGGCTTCGGTTGCCATCAGGCGAACCTGATCACCGGTTACCAGGATGCGGCTCATGTCATAAGGATCATAGTGTACTTGCACCTCCTTACCTACATGTTTCATCCAATCGGTTTCAATAAAATCGTAGGAGTAGCGCACACCAGAAATCTGCGGTTCAACAGCACGGTTTGTAATTCTGATTTTGCGCCCAGTGCCTTCGTTGTGAACTACACCGAAGTTTAAAAGGTATTGTTCGTCCGTGATCTTGCGCTTTTTATCAACAGACATTGCGTGGAATGCTTCCATCCATTCAGCATGCTTACTCACACCGTTGGTCTGCTCCATGTGGCGCAAGCGATGGAAGAAATTCTCAATCTGATTGATCGCTTCATTGCCAATCAGAGGACGCACTTTTTTATTTCGCGCTACTACCTCCACGTTTACTCCGCGATTTTTCGCGGTCATGTTGTTACCGCTGTAATTGTTCGCATTGATTTTCATGCAGCGCTTCCAGTGGTGACTGCCAAAGAAGTTTTCAATGTATCCGCGATTTTTAGAACCTACCGGAGTCGGGAAATACTTACCAATCGACTCATAAAAGGGCTGAAGGTTTTTCAATCCCCAACGGTCCGTTTTGATTTCATGTGGCAAATACCATGAGCTGGTTATGCTCCTTATATAGTACATCGCATTCGTGTAGGCAGCGCGTACGAGATCAAGACTTTGTCCTTCCTTCAGTTCGCCAGCAAGTGCGTAAGCATAACCAAGCACATAATCATTAAATGAGTCGGTTACAACAATCGCGATGTAGCGTTTAGTGGCTTGCGGATCGTCAGGATCCTCAAATAATAAGTCGAGGTGGTTATCATCAGATTCAACCAGATATAAAGGAGCGGTCGGTCTGAAGCCTTTGGCCTGGCGCAGGAACTTGCCCTTCAGAGCCGAGTTGCCGGCACGTGACATGGTAACTTCTGCCTCTTTTTTCCGTCTCCATACACCAACTGTAGCCTCGTCAATCTCCTTATAGTTATGCTCCTTAGCCCAGCGGTTATACTGCATCCCGATGAACACATCATCGTATTGATCAGGGTGCTCAATCATCGCTAAAAGCACACTTTCGCTTAGCTCATCTTTGATTTTCGCAGCCAGTTTATTCCCAAATCGCCAATCGATTAGTGCCGAATATCCGGTTTCATTATACTCCTTACAGGTTGCGAGAAGTCGTCGGTATGATGATGGAAGGTCAAGTTTATCGGTCTTGATAATCTCAATTACATGCGTATAGAACTGGTCAAGGCTGAGGTTTAAAATCTTCTTCAGTTGCTTTTTGTCCGAAGTGATATACTTCAGCATGTTGAGCATACTTGCGGCAGAAGTGTACTTTTTTACGTGCTCAATAGAGAGCGGTTTGTCCTCGTCATAGCGATACGCGAGGTAAAATTCCTCCGCTTTCTCATCCCACTTTATTAAGTCGCGAATAGGCTTCTTAGCCATGAATTCGTAGGGATTGCCGAACCGCGCAACGACCTTCTTCTTGTAATCGTCCTTCAGTTTTTCGAACTCAATCAGCACCTTACGCTTATCCTCGGGGTCATCAATGAACGACCAGGACGGAGACTTCCGGAGCTTAGCGTTCTTCAGAGTATTCTCCGACAGACCGCTATCTAAAGCTTCCTTCCATTCGAGGTACAAACTATTGTTTACGTACTTCATTAGGATTGGAAAAAGCTTATTACAATCATTACCAGACCTGCTACTAATGCCAGGAGGAGTACTTTTTGAATGGCTTTCGCTAAACGTTCTTCTTCTTCAGGGTTCATCATGATAGTAGGTGTTTATGTAGTTGTGATTTCAGATTCAAAAGAGGCCCGTTAACCTTCTCACGGAGAAACCAGAGCAGCGCAATCGCCTCCGCTCGGGTCACCACGAAGTTTTGTTCAGGCATAAAAAATTTTGTGTGCTGGCGAACGATTAGGGTGTTAATGGCGCAATAGAATAAGTGCCTTAGTACATCGTTGCCATCCTTCAGCTTGCAGAACATGATATTCACTGATTCGGATTCGATAAATCCGGCCAGATCGAAGTAAAGATCTGCACGGTCTTGAGCTGAAAGCCCAAAGCTGAATTTGCCGCTCTTAGTCTTTTTTATTGTCATGAATCGGAACGGTTTTCTTAACAGCTTCAATAAGGGCGGTCTTCCCTTCCAGGATATCCATGTACGTGGCGAGTATTTCTTCATTTTCCCGCTCGCCGTTCCGGACCTTCCTAACGTAGTCCGCCGTAACCCCATGTATATCGGCGACAATTGTGGCCAAATCATCGCGCTTACGGCTTGGTTTATATGAGTTCACCATTTTTTCTGTACCTTTATTTTTGTCTCGTTTAACGCGACAGCTAAAGTAAGACGAATTTTTCGGAATGACGAATAATTCGTCAAGAAATTTTTAAGACCCTAGCCCGTATGAACTTCTTTGCGCAGAATATAAAAGCCTTGAGGACTAAAAAAGGCCTTAAACAAGCTGAATTGGCCGAAAAACTAGGATTTCCGCGAACTACCTGGAGTAGCTATGAATCATCGGTTTCACAACCCAATATTGACGGATTATTAGTAATTGCCGAATTTTTCGGAATAACGGTAACACAGTTGTTACAAAATGATTTAAGCGATGCACACCTATTAACCGAAGAGCCAGACGCGAAAAAACTACCTAAAAGCACACCTAAACGCACACCTAACCGCACACCTATTCAGGTTTCGGAGCCTTCTTTAACCACTTGGGGAAGGGTCCCGCATGTGATAACCGTCGATCATCAAGGGAGGGAGAATATTGTATATGTTCCGGTCCGGGCCAAGGCGGGATACCTATCCGGTTTTGCTGATCCTGAATTCGTTTCGCAGCTTCCAACCTACAGCCTTCCGGGCTACTCCAATAAGACTTTTCGCATGTTTGAAGTTGAAGGCCATTCCATGATTCCAACCTTCGAGGATAGCGATATTGTAATTGGCAAATTCGTTGAAAATTTGGCCGAAATCCGCAATGACAGGGTCCATATCATCATTACGAAGCATGATGGCCTCCTGATTAAACGGGTCTTTAACCGGGTTGTAAGTGATGAAAAACTGATCCTGAATAGCGATAACCAGAAGGACCCACGCGAGTATCCGCCCATCGTAATCGCCCCGGATGAGGTGTTAGAAGTATGGTATATCGTTGGAAGATTTACGCGCCAGATGCGCCCTCCTGGAGAGGTCCGCAATCACTTAATAGATCATGAAGCGCGGCTCATCCTGCTCGAAAAAAACATGAAAAAGCTACTCCCCGGAAATGGAAGCTAAATGGAACTGAGTTGAACGTTTCGTTTTTTTAGACCACCAGGCGCTAACCGGCCAAAAGTGGCGTTTCCGGCCTGTTTTGTGCATTTTTTGCACTTTTTATATAATACATAATTGTACCCATTCGTTTTTACCCCCTTACAAGAGAACGTATTTGAACAAAAAGAAAAAAAGACGTTCAAGCTATTCCCTGCACGAACGAATCGAAAAATTTGGGGCCACACATCCA